TGACGCAATTGTCGATCAATGGCGACGCGGTGGCGATCACCAACAAGGGCAGCGGCGGCTGGCGCGAGCTCTTGTCGGGCGCCGGCGTGCGGTCGGTCTCGGTCGCGGCGAGTGGAATTTTCACCGGCAGCGCGGCGGAAGCGCAGGTGAAGGGGCTGGCGCTGTCAGGCGCGCTCGAGAGCTATGAGCTCAGTTTCGAAAGCGGCGACCGCATGCGGGGCTCATTCCTGGTGACACGGCTGGAATATGCCGGCGATTTCAATGGCGAGCGCAATTACACGCTCGCGCTCGAAAGCTCGGGTGAGGTGCTGCCGCTGTGACGGCGGTGAACGCCTATCGGGGCGAAGCAAGCATCGACGTCGGCGGCGAGCGGCTGCTGCTGCGGCCGACCTTCGGTGCGCTCGTCGCGGCGGAAGAGGAGCTCGGGTCGCTGTTCGAGATCGTCGAGCGAGCGGCCGAAGGCGCGCTCAGGCTGCAGCAGATCGTTGCCCTGTTCGACCACCTATCGGCCTCGCGGCCCAAGGCGATTACGCGCGAACGGATCGGCGAGGCGGTCGTCGAGAAGGGGCTGGCAGGGATTACGCCTACGCTGAAACTGGTGCTGCGCCAGGTGCTTCAGGGGCGCTGATGGATCGCTTCGGCGAGGCCGCGGCGCGGCTGTGCAATGCCGCAGCCGTGCTGCTGGGGTGGCGGCCCGAGGAATTTTGGGAGGCAACCCCGGCCGAGCTGGCGCTGGCGCTCGAGGCGCCCGAGCGGGTTGAAGGGCCGGATTACGCAATCATCGAGGCGCTGAAGCAGCGGTTTCCGGACTGAGGGTCCAAGCCAAGAAGATGGATCTCGGATCAAGTCCGGGATGACGGGGTAAATCATGGATGAGGAAATCGAACGGCTGGTCGTCAGCGTCCGCGCCGACACGGCCGGATTCGCGCGCGACGTCGCATCGATGCGCAGCGAGCTCGAGGGGCCTTTGGCGTCGGGCGCCGGGCGTGCGGGCCGGATGATCGACAATGCGCTTGCCCGCGCGATCACCACCGGGAAATTCGGCTTCGACGACCTGAAGAAGGTCGCCTTGTCGGCCATGAACGAAATCGCCCAGGCTTCGCTTCGCGGACTGTTCCATTCGATCGGCAGCGGCGGCCTCGGAACAGGCCTGATCAATGGGCTTAGCAGCCTCGTCGGATCGCTGCTCGGATCGCCGGGTCGGGCGACGGGCGGACCGGTCAGCGGCGGTCGGTCGTACCTGGTCGGCGAGCGCGGGCCGGAGCTGTTCGTGCCGTCGAGCGGCGGGCGCATCGAGCATGTCGGCAGCGGTGCGCGCGATGTGCGGGTGGGAATCACAATTCAGTCGCCCGCGCCCTCGGACCCGCAGGTGCTGCGGCAGTCGAGCCGGCAGGTGGCGCGCGCGATCCGCTCGGCGCTCAGGGAGCGGTAAATGAACCTGTGGTTCACATCTCCAGGCGCGAAGATCGTCCAGACGCACGTCAAGCGTTTCGACCCGCTACACTGGACGGTCGATTTTCCGCGCGGGACCATCGCAAGCGCCGTCACGACGCCCGATGCGCACGGATTGAGCGTGCAGTGCGAGTTCCTTCGAAAGGGCGACCTGGTCGGGCTGATCTGGGCCAGCGACGACGACTGGGCGCACCCGGCGCACGCGCGCGAAACGAGCCGCGACTACTCGCACTGCCAGCTCAGTTTCCACTGGCAATCGACCGGCGTCGTTGGTCTGGACGCGCTCAACGGGCCGACGCTGACGATCGAAGGCAAGGACGCGGCGGGAAATGCGCGATCGTGGTTCGTACGACTATGGAATTATGCGACCGGGTCGCCGACTGACGCCGATATCGCGCTGAATTTCGATGCTCTCGACGGCGGCTTCGGATTGCCGGCCGACGCGGATCGAGTGGATCCCACGAACATCGATCGGATGTTCGTCAGCCTGGTCGCGCCCGGCTACGTCTCGGGATCGGGGGAGCTGTTCGCGGCGCCGGTCCAGGCGAGCGTCACGCTGTCCGACATCAAGTGCGACGGATCGGGCAGCGTGCTGGCGATCAACGATGCAGTGGTGCCGGAGCACGAGCTGCGCATCGCGACAGCCTATGACGACCTGTACAACGTTCCGCCCGAGCGGGTGGTCCAGGCGGTCGAGCGGCTGGGGTACCGAGGGGTCATCAGCCATTACATCGGCATGAGCCACTATTTCGGGCTCAACCGTGCCGGCGAGCTCGACCCGGCCCGGACGCTGAACAGCGCGGCGGCCGCATGGCACCGCGATTTCGCGCGGGCGGCCAAGGCTCATGGCTACGAGCTGATCTGGTCTCTGTCCTACGAGATCCTCGACATGTTCTGCCCGAGCGCGTGGAAGCAGCGAGCCTATGACGGGTCTCCGGCGCTGACTGCATGGGACCCGCCGTCGGCACTCGTCTCGCCGGCGAATTCGGCGGCGATCGATTTCCTGAAAAACGTCGCGACCGAGCTTGTCGCAATCGCCGAGGATGCGGGATTAGAGCCGCAGATCCAGCTCGGCGAGCCCTGGTGGTGGGTCCAGCCGAGCGGCGCGATCTGCCTCTACGACGATGCAGCGAAGACGGCGCTGGGCGACGATGCGGTCGAGATTGCCGACGTCCACGCGAACCTGTCCGCGACGCAGACGGATCTGCTCGATGCGGCGGGAGCACTGCTGGCGTCGTCGACCGCGACGATTGCCGGCGCGGTGAAGGGGCTTGGCGCACGGACGCTTCTGCTCACCTATCTGCCGACCGTCCTGGATCCGGCGGCTCCGGAGCTGAAACGAGCAAACCTGCCGCTCGGCTGGGCCGTGCCCGCCTTCGACGTCGTCCAGCTCGAGGATTATGAGTGGGTGACGACCGGGCGGCTTGGAGTGCGCGAGGCGGCCTACGCCGAGGTGCGGGCTCGGCTGGGCTACGAGCCGTCCGAACAGCATTATTTCTCAGGCTTTGTCGTCGCGCCAGAGGAGCGCGAGCAATGGCGGCAGATCGTCGACGCGGCGATCGCCGCGACCAAGCGCGGCGTGAGCGAAGTCTTCCTGTGGGCGCTTCCACAAGTCCTTCGCGACGGCCTGACAATCTTTGGACAGGAGCAGCCGGTGGCGCCATTCGACGACGTGCCGTTTCCGATCGAGATAGGCCAGGACGCAAGCCTCGGCCCGAGCTTTTCGACCAACATCGTAACGAGCGCGAGCGGCCGAGAATCCCGCAATGTGAACTGGGCGCAGGCGCGGCTGCGGTTCGATGCAGGCCCTGGGGTTCGTGGCGAGACCGAGCTTCAGACGTTGCTGTCCTTCTTCCGCGCGCGGCGCGGTCCGGCGATCGGATTCCGGTTTCGCGACCCCTACGACAACAGCTCCAATGGGATGACGCAACCGCCAGGGGCCGGCGACCAACAAATCGGAACGGGAGACGGGTCGACCGATCGGTTCAATCTGGTGAAGCGCTATGGGACCGGGGAGCAGCGGCGGATCACCCGCCCGGTGCCGGGGACCGTTCGAGTTGCGATCGATGGCATCGAAGCGACGACTGGCTGGACGGTCGAAGACAAGGGCGTCCTCCAGTTCGCAGATCCGCCTGTCGCTGATGCTGCAATTACCGCCGGGTTCCTGTTCGACGTGCCGGTGCGATTCGCCGAGGACCGGATCGAGGTCAATCGGACGACCTTCCTGGCCGGCGAAGCGCCCTCCGTGCCGTTGGTCGAGCTGCGCGAGGACTGAGCATGGGCATTGCCGACGGGGAACTGACCAGCGTGGCGTTGTGCTGGCGGGTGGAGCGCGCCGATGGCGCCGGCATCGCATTGACGAGCCACGACGAGCCGATCGTAGCCGGCGGCGCACGCTTCGACCCGAATCCAGGGATCGTCCCGGCCGCAGTGACGCGCAGCCTCGGGCTGGACCCGGATACGGGCGAGCTTGCCGGAGCATTGAGCTCCGACGCTCTCGACGAGAACGACCTCGCACTCGGGCGCTGGGACGGCTCAACGATGGACCTGACGGCGCTCGACTGGAGCGATCCTGACGCCGAGCCGATCAGGCTCCTTGCCGGCGAACTCGGGATCGTCAGCATCGACGGCGAGAGCTTCACCGCCGACCTCCGCGGCGCGGCGGCGAAGCTCGACGATCCCGTCTGTCCAGCGACGTCGGCCGAGTGTCGAGCGCGCTTCGGCGACAAAAGCTGCCGCGTGGACCTGGCCGGAAGGACGGTCATTGCGGGCGTCGTTGCGAGCGAAGGGAACATGCTCACGCTCGACCGGGAACTGGATGAGCGCTTCGTGCTTGGAAGGTTGCGCTACATGAATGGTGCGAATTGTGGCCTGACCAGTCTCATTTTTGCGGCTGATGGACCGACGGTGCAGGTCCGCGACCTGCCGCGAGCTCCGGTTGAGCCGGGTTGCCGGATCGAAATCCGCGAGGGCTGCGACAAGAGGTTCGCGACCTGTGTGTCGCGGTTCAACAATGCGGTGAATTTCCGAGGCGAGCCGCACCTTCCGGGCAACGACCTCCTGACCCGTTATCCGGGAGCCTAGCGTATGAAGATCGATTATGCGGCGCGCGCGCGGGCGCTCGTCGGCACGAGGTTTCGTCCCCAGGGACGCGGCGGGGATGGACTCGACTGCGTCGGCGTTATCCTCGCGACCTTCGCTGTTTCCCCAACTTCTGTCCGCCACAATTACCCACTCCGGGGCGATCATCTGCGCGAATTGCACGATGCACTGGATCTGCATTTCCGGCGAGTGCCGAAGCGCGAATTGCGAGCAGGCGATGTCATGCTGCTCGAAGCAGGGGAGAGGCAATTCCACCTCGCGGTCCGCTCCGAGCAAGGCTTCGTGCACGCCCATGCGGGCCTCCGCCGCGTCGTTGAAACGCCAGGCGACCCGGAGTGGCCGCTGCTGGCGGTTTATCGCAAGCGGCGGAGGGGCTGAGCTTGGCCACGCTCGTTCTCAGCACGGTCGGCACGGCGCTTGGCGGTCCGGTCGGAAGCGCCATCGGTGCACTGATCGGCCAGTCGATCGACCAGGAGCTGCTCTCGCCCGTGCGGCGCGGACCCCGTGTCGGTGACCTCAGCGTGCAGACGTCGAGCTACGGCACGCAAATCCCGCGCATCTACGGGGCCATGCGCGTTGCCGGGACCGTCATATGGGCGACCGACCTGATTGAAAGCGAGCAGACGGACGGAGCCAAGGGGCAGCCGGACGTAACCTACAGTTATTCCGTGTCATTGGCGGTGGCCTTGTCCTCGCGCCCGGTTGGTCGAGTGGGCCGGATCTGGGCGGATGGAAAGCTGCTTCGGGGTGCAGCGGGGGACTTCAAGGTCGATACCTTGTTTCGCTTCTACGACGGCAGCGAGGACCAAAGTCTCGACCCATTGATCGGCTCGGTTGAAGGGCTGGCCGCGACCCCTGCTTATCGCGGCATTGCGCTCGCGGTGTTCGAAAACCTGCAGCTAGCGGACTTCGGCAACCGGATCCCGATGATGACCTTCGAGGTGATCGCGGACGAGGACGCGCCGACGGCCGGTACAATTCTCGAGGACGCATCAGGGGGTGCGATCGCGAGCACCGCAGACGCCAGGGTGACCGGCTTCGCGGCCTATGGCGCGTCGATTGGGAACGCCGTCGAACCGCTGGTCGATTGCTTCGGCGTGAATCTGTTCGACGACGGGGCGAATCTCCGCTCGCCGGCGAGCGGCACGCCGGTCGTGGTGTCCCTGGAAGAGCTCGGCAACAGCTCCGACGGCAAGCAGACCGCGCGCATCGAACGAGATCAGCGATCCGCGCGCAAACTGCCGAACGTGCTTCGCCTGACCTACTACGACCCGGCACGGGATTATCAGACCGGTGAGGCGCGTGCTGCCTCGGGCGAGGGGGCGGGCACGGAAACGCGGAAGGACCTGCCCGCGGTGCTTGAAGTCTCCGATGCAAAGGCGACCGCCCACGCGATGATTGCTCGTGCGTGGGCCGACCGCGAGCGGCTCACTTTGACGCTGCCCCCGAGCAACCTCGGGCTGGAACCGGGAAATGAGCTCGAGCTGGCGCTCAGTCCTCTAAGGTGGGTGGTGAACAAGACGACCGTGGACGGGTTCGTCGTCATCGCCGAGCTGCATCCCGCTGTGTCGCCAAGCGGCGCAATCGCCAGCGACGCGGGGCGCATCATCGAGAATAGCGACGCGGTCGCCCAACCCTTGAGTCTCACGCTGCTCGATGTGCCAAACCCTCTTGGCCTGGCATCCGCCGGTCCCGCAATACTGATCGGTGCGACGTCGACGAGTGGGTGGCAACGCCAAAAGATCGAGGTGAGTTTTGGCGGGCAAAGCGTCATGCTCGATGCGGCACGAGGCAAAGCCATTGCCGGCAATGCCGTTTCGGCTCTGGCGCCTGCCGAATGCGATCTCATCGACGACCGGAACGACGTCGAAATCACGCTGATCGATGAAAACCAATGGCTCATGAGCTACGATGATGATGCGCTTGCGGCCGGTAAAAACCTTGCAGCCCTCGGAAACGAACTGATTCAATTTGGCGATGCGCTGCCTCTCGGCGGCGGGAGATTCCGGCTGTCGCGACTGCTGCGCGGACGGGGCGGTTCGGAGTGGGCCGTGAACAGCCACGCCGTGGGTGAGGGCTTTTGCCTCCTCAAGTCGGGAACGCTGCAGCCGCTGGCGCTGCCGAGCTCGAGCATCGGTGCAACCCTGTCGGCAACGACGCGGGGAGGGACGGCAACCTCCATCCTGTTCCAGGGCGAAGGACTCCGTCCGCCCTCGCCCGTCAATCTCAGCGCAAATCGCCAGCCGAGCGGCGATCTCGTTCTTAGCTGGACCCGACGGAGCCGTCAGGGCTTCGCGTGGCTCGATGAGATCGATGCGCCGCTGGGCGAAGCGAACGAGCAGTATCGCGTTAACTTGTCGGGGACGGCGGGCTCGGCGGAGCTGCTCGTCGCCGTGCCATCACTAACGGTTGCAGCCGCCGACGTGACCGCGCTCGGTCCTGGCGACCTGGCGATTGAGCTGCGACAGATCGGCGATGCTGCCGTGTCCCATCCGGCCGAGCTCGTTTTCACTCTGTCCTAGGAGCCAATCGATGAGCGCAAGCGCGCGTTTGAATTTGCCTTTCCTCAGCGCCGGGCAGGCACAGAAGGAATTTTATCATAATGAGGCACTGCAGACGCTCGACCTGTTGGCGGCCGCCGCGGTGGAGGAAGCGACAAGGTCCGATCCTCCGCCGGCTCCGACCCTGGGTAGCTGCTATATCATTGGCAGCTCACCGACAGGGGAGTGGGCGGGCAGAACCGATTGTGTCGCCGGCTACACAAGCGGCGGTTGGAGATACATACCGCCGATCGAGGGAATGACCGCGTACGTGAAACCGGCAGGGGTGTGGGCGTGCTACCGCTCAGGCGTCTGGGAGGTGGGCGGGCTTCGCGGCAATCGCCTGGTCGTGGACGGCGTTCAGGTTGTCGGTGGCCGGCTTGCGGCGATTGCCGGGCCGAGCGGCGGCGCAACCGTCGACGCGGAGAGCCGTGTCGCGATCGATCAAATCCTCGCGGCGCTCCGCGAGCACGGTCTTATCGAAAGCTGAGGCGGCTATTGGCTCGCCGAGGCGGTCGTGTACCCGAACTGCTGATTACCCGGCTTGTCCCAGCCGTACACGTCGTCCAGATAAGTGATCCTCCCGTCCTTCACCTGCGCGGTGATGTAGGTGAGGTAAATGGGCGTGCCTTTGGGAAGCTGGACCCGCGTTTCAGGATCCGTGCCTGGAGCGACGGGTTCCGAGCCTAGGAGCCAGCGTCCCAGACGTTTTGCATCCTCTACGCGGACGCAGCCATTGCTGAGATTGCGATTGGCGAGCGCAAACTTCGCGTGGTCAGGCGTGTCGTGGAGATAGATGTCTTCCGGGTTGGGAAAGGGAAACTTCAGGATCCCCATGGAATTCAGCGGTCCCGGTCCCTGGCGAATCTTAAGGTGGAGCGTTCCCGCCGCCGCGGCCTTCCAGTCGATTGTCGTCGGGTCGATCACCGAAGCCTTTTCGCTCCATTCGTCGATGACGTCATATTTGTGCGATTTGAAGTATTTGAGGCCCAGGTGGATTACGTTCGGCGCAATCGTCTTCCGAACGAGATGATCGGGCGCGTGCCAGTAGGGATTGTAGGTGATGTAGTACATCACGCTGGCGATCATTGGCGTCGGCAGCTCGCGGGTGCCGGTTATCACCTTCATCGAGTCCTGTGGCTGGCCGTTGTCGTAAAGCGTGAGCATCGACGAACCGGCATCGACGACCAGATAACGACCGGTCGCCGGGATCGAGCGAAGCCGATCGAGGTTCGCCAGCAACCGGGTGTCGGGAGTCATATTGCCGCTCGCCTGCGCTTCCGCGTAGGCCGTGTCGCGCAATTGGGCATAGATCGGGTTCACGTTCGCGGTATTCGCAAGATAGGCCGCAACCGATGGAGCGGCGGCTGCCGTCAGGATGATCGTGGCGGCATCAGAGCCCTGTGGCTTGAGCACCGGATAGGCATAAATCATCCCGGCGGTCGGACGCTTGATGGCCTGAACATAGCGGACCCAGGCGGCGGAGAGCACGTGTTCCGCGGATCCCATGGCGGCTGCATCGCCG